CGAAAACCTAGCTTTTGGAGGAGTTCCACAAGATATGCGGCGCTGAAGTAATCGATGATAATGTCATCACCGAATACGCGTATCGTCTCGCTATTATGCAAGGCAGGTATGCGTACCCGGTCGCTCGCGACTTGCGCCGCCAAGGTAAATACGATGCACTCGACAGGAAAACAAGTAGCGCTGCCCATTGGGGCAAACTTCTTGATCCTGATCATCTGCGAATCGCAGATGGTATGAGTACAACGCGTACCCAGTAACCAGTAAAGGAGTGGTGTTCCTTTGAACACTTCCTTGACTAGTTCGAGCGTCACTGAGTCAGAAGCAGCCGAGAGGTCGATCGTAGCAAAACTGCCAGTCATACTCCCTAAAAGGGCGAGATTGCCAGAGATGCTTTGATCGTGAAGATCGACTCTTTGCCTCCAATAATGACTACTGGAAAACATCGTGTCAATACTCCGTCTGATGCCTTGCTGATAGAACTGAAGTTCTACCGGCTCAGCAGAGATACCTCGTAGCTTTTTCCAAGTCTTGGGAACAGCGATGAAGCGCGACGTCCGTGTGGACTTTTCGCTCAACAGCCACGGACAATAGTCCGTTTCTGTCCCAAGATTGCTACGGCCCAGTAGATATGCGACTCGACAGTCTCGACGCATGTGCGTGTACTTATCGTACCAGCATTTAACGTCAGTGTCTGCCGTGGCGCCTGGACCGTGCTGAGGAAGGAAAGGCTCCGGCGTCCAATGCTTGAGATGAGTACGCGCAAGCTTATTCATCTCATCGAGGATACCGGCCACTTCAGGATCACTCCTGAGTGGCAGTGCAGTGGATAAATCCTGTTCAAACTTTATGAATTCAGCATTCGCTGTGTTCACTAGGTCTGGACGATCCAGCTCAATCTTTGATAAGAATGAGCAGATTTGATGGATCCACTTAACGGCCTCCAAATCCCCAACCTCCCCGTTTCTTACGCCACAGCAAATGCTGCGGATAAGAGACATAACGCAACCTACATCTGTAGGTACTGTGATCCCTTTCGGGAGATCGCCTTTGAAGCGATCTGAGGAAGCCAATTGGTTTAAAAGCCAATTGTCAACTTCATCAAGGAAACTCAAATAGATCGTAAGATCTACTGAGGTCTCGCCGCGGAGAAAAGGCATCGTTAAGATGCGCCCTTCTCTGCCGCGAGAATCCTGAGGACGTAAATCCTCCAGAAGAGTGTTGATGTCGAGGAGAATCCCTACCCAGAGGGTAAGACCATTGCAAATATTGCAGTGGTCCTCCTTATGGGAGAGAGCGACGCAGTGGCTACCTATTAGGTAGCTAGGGGTCTGAGACAATTTTGTCCTGACCCGTGTTAGTTGTTTTACTAACAATCTGC